CTCCGTAACCAGAACCGCCTGTAAAAACAATCGTGTCATTGATTTGATAACCTTCACCACCAGTTGTAATTTGTATTGGTGATAAAATGCCAAGAGAGGCAATCTCACCGTATTCGTCATTGTCATCCAAATATCTCGAATCGGCCATGACTAATGGAGTTCTTGTAATACCACCGCCACCATTAACCAACAATACGGAAGATAATGGATATGTTGTGAGATTTAAAAACGAAAAGGCCTCAGCCAAAACTGTGTTTGCATTAGCACTAGCAATATTGGCAAAATGATAATTACCTGGTGATCCAAAAGTACTATTCCAATTTCCATTACCAAGTGTGTAATTTTGTTTTAAAGCAATAGAATCTAAAGGCACATAAGCAATATTGGCCACACCATTGGCTGCTGGATTTAAAGAACCAACAACTGCTGAAGCACCAGGAGCATATGTAAAATTAATAACTGTGTTTGGACTATCTGAATAACCATAACCTTGATTAACCACATCTAATGTAAGAATAGAACCAGCAGTTGTTGTACCTACTGTGGCAATAGCACCATGGCCATTGGCTGTCTCAAGTCCACCATAAATGATAACTGGATCACCAGTTTGATATAATAAACCACGGTTGTATTGGTCTATTCTAACTGAACTGATTTGACCAACAATCTTTGCTCTAAGAATTTTACCACCAATCAATATGTTTTGATTGGCATTATCTACAACACGAACATATTCACCAGACTGAAAAAGTCTTTCAATGTTTGATATGAATACTTCTGTTTTGTTACCAGCTTTGACTGAGTTTTCAACCGTAGCAATTGACTTTGTTGTCTCACCAAACAAACGATAGTTATTGATGTTTAAAAAACGAGAATCTATTGTATTGAGTTTTAAACTCTTTGGTATGTACCAATTACCATCAGAAGCTTTGAACACAGAATCTTTGGTATAATAAACATCAAAGTCTGAATTATATAATATTCTGAACAAAAATTTATAAGAAGCAGGCGTACCTTTAGAACGGTATAGTTGACGAGCAACCTTAACTGCCTTCTCTTTACTAATCAAAGCATCGTTTGGAAAGTAAGGTAAGAATTCATTTGTAAAGTATTGTAAGAATTTTGTTGTAGTTGCATCAATATCTTTATAATTTAAAAGATTTTTGGACCTATCAGTTACATTACCATCTTGTTCCAACCATTCATAATATGCCTGTAGAAAGGCCACAAAATTGGCATAAGAAGGATCGTCCCGAATAAATTCAGGAAGTTGTGATGGTATTAATAGTGAGGTCTTGTGGCCGCTAGTTATCATGTTGTCTTAGCAGTTACGTTAATTGTAATAGCATTTGAATCGTATGGATCTACTGTAATGATTCTATTGTATGTAGATGACACGATTGTTGTTGTCGGAGTAACTGAAAGAGTTAGTTGGCCAAGGTCATTATTAACTTGATATGGATTAAAAGCCGTTAAAGTAATAATACCTTTTGTATAGTCAACTGTTCCAATATTGTTGTCCAATATAACTTTACCATTAGTGCCATCAATGTAATACAAACCTAATGTGCCATAACGACCTTTAAGTTGAACTGTGGCAGCACCAAGTTTACCTTGTGTATCATTTGCATTACTTGTGATGGTTGCATAAGCAGTCGTGTAATTGTTTCCTGAATTTGTTACATTAATAGCCGTGATTGCTCCAGCACCATTAATAACTGCTTCTGCCGTTGCACCTGTACCATCACCAATAATTGTTACTATCGGCGCATATTGATATCCATAACCTGGATTTATAATAGAAATTGAATCAACACCCTCAGTTGCCTGTGGAAATTCTTCTAAGTAAACACCATCAATAATAGCGGTTGATGTTGTATACTGCATTGATGGTAAACTGTTGATACCACTTAGGAAGGCACCTTTTTTAATTGGCACATTGAAATAGAATGTATATGTTGTTGGTGTTTGTAAAGTTGGATAGAATTTCTTCTGTAAATTGATAGACAGTTCATTTGTTATAATAGAATTATCTGCTGTTTGAATGGCAAGAATCAAATCAGAAGCTGAGAATGTTGAATTGAATGTGTTAAGAGTTTTGGCCGTAAAGTTATTGATTGCCGTCTTAACAAGACTAGAAATACCATTAGATGTCAATGTAGTTTTCTTTGAATCATACATCACATTTGTTGTAATATTGACATAAGTATAATCTGGATCTACAATAGTTGGTTCCACAGTCAATACAGAGATTGGTTTGATAACATTCTGTATAAGTCTTTGTTTCTGTGTATTGGTTAATGTGTAACCACCAGTTGGTTTGAGAGCAATAAAGACCTGTCCATAAACCGGCGTACTGTTACTTTCACCACCCCATACATTCACAGCATCAAATGAAATACCTAATTGATTACCTTGGATGATGGCAATATAGTCTTCTTTAGAAACGGCACGACCTTGAGTTGCATAGGCCTTTGGTGCTTGATATTTAATTGAATTAATAGATTCTTTAGTACCACCTTGTGTGGCTGCCAACAAAGGAGTAATACTAGATGTTGTGAATCCACCTAAATTACTCATCAAAACATATGTATTGGCACTTGCAGCTGATGTGCCTTGTGTTGAAACATAAGAGGTAACAATAATATTACCATCACTTAGTTTTTTACCTAAGATGCCATCACCAAATGAAATTTCATAGTTGCCAGTAAGTGCTTCATTTACAAAATACACCAAAGAATTTGAATCTAATGTCAAATAGTCTTTGGCTGGATTGTAAATCTGATATGATGTGTTTGATATTGATTCTTGAACAATAATTTTAAGTGTTGAAGTATCAATTTTAGCATCAGGTAATTCAAATGTGTATTTTGGATTTGTTGTACCATTGACAGTAAATGTATATGTTGTTGGTATACCTTGTTTCAATTCAATATTGTCAAATGTAGCAGTACCTCCAACAACAGGAACTGTGGTTGCATCTATTGTTACGAAGTTGTAATTGACTCCGTTAATAGCACCAGATTGGAAGTTGGTGAATTTTGGTAATGTAAATGTGGTAGTAGTAATACCATTAGCAACGAATTTAATGAAAGATGTTGGAGCAATTGCTGATTTTGGAGTATAGTCTAACACTTTAGCCTGAGAAACAACAGAACTTCTTTGAATTGCTGAATCCAAAAACATTTCATTGGCCACCATATTTAAATAATAGGCATTGTATTGTGTATTGTATGCTAAAACATCCAAAAGAACAGATAGAGCAGAACCATCAAAGTTGTAATCTTTAAATGTGTCTTGTGATTGTAGATATGTAATAAAGTTACTTTTAATACTTTTAAAATCTAAATCAGCAACTTGAATGTTGGTATTTGAAGATGACATTATCTTGACCTTTGGAGAAACAGATTGACCGCTGTTGGTGTTGTATTATTTCCTACATAGAATGAAATTGTTGCCAGAAATGAATTTTGGTCAGCATTTGGTGATACCTTGATGTCATTTACTTTGGCTCTTGGTTCATAATTTCTAATAACATTTGTAATTTCATCAGACAACATACTAGCAGTCAAATTATTTACAGGTTCAAACAACAACGTATTCAAATTTGAACCTAAATTGGGTTGAAATGGTCTTTCATAAAAATTAGTCAAAAGTAGACTTCTAACTGAACGGACAACTGCCTGTTCATCATAACTCAAAGCAACATCATTCGTTACGGGTAAACGATTGAATGTTAAGTCTAAGTCTGAATAAAGATTTTGTAATTGTGCCATTTTCTATTTATAGAGCCTAGGAGTAAATGCGCTTTTTGGAATTTCGATAACCGTCCGGACTTTTTAGGGGGCCGGCAAGGATTTTGAAAATTTGTAAAACTATTCTAGTGCAAATGCTGGACCATCAGAAACTCCACCACCCCTCTGAATACCACCATGCCGATGTAAATTGAATATCAATCTATCAGCCTCAATAGAACGAACCAAATCGGTAATAAGAAGACCTGAAACAGTACCTGGAATCATATAAGCGCTTGTTGCTGGATATCCAGCTGCAACATATCCTAAAGTTGCAACACCTAAATCTGCTGATATGGTACCTGGAAGAGCAAGTGGTCCTATTGGTAAACCAGTTGCAGCTGCTGTAGGACCAACTGCCAACCAACCTGGAGTTAAGAAACCTAAAGTAGCAAAAATCTTTTGGCCAGCATTTACATTGTTTTCTGCTTTGATACTTTGTGTAGAAGATATGTCACCACGAACAAATAAGTCAGCATTCATATTAACGGCATTAGCTTGTATGGTTAAATCTCCTGGTGTATTGACATCAATATCACCATTTGAAGTTATATTTACACTTCCATTAATAGATTGTGTAACATCACCCATCACTTGTTGTGTTAAATTTCCTCCAACTTTTACTACAGCATCTTTTACAATATTAATAACACAAGCGCCATCCACATTGATATTACATTGGCCTTTTATATAAACATTATTACCATCCATTAAGATTTCATAATTTTTACCTAAAACTTTGTTAATTCTTTTACCATCAGCTTGAATTTCAGTAAAGGTGCCTATTCTGTGTTGAAGTCGAACTCTTTCAGCACCAGGAGTATCATCCATCTCAAAGGTGTGGCCTGATTCGGTTTGAGTTATGGTATTATACGGATAAACCGCATTATAGTCAGATTTTGGTTCTGTAAAAGAGCTGTCTAATGCCATTTTTATGCCTGTGCTGTTTTTACTTGTTGATTCACAGTATTCAATTGTGTTTGTAGTGTATTCAAAGCACTATTGTTTACTTGGCTTTGATAAGTTACCAAATCAGCTTGAGCAGTTTTTAAACAAGATTGTAAAAGTTTTCTTAATTCTTCTGGTGAATTTAAAATAGAATTGATGAGATTTTTTAAATAAGCCACGTATTCATTAATAACTTTAGCTTCATCAAGAGCATCTTTAATAGCCTTTTGTATCAATTTTGCTTTAGCTTTCAAAGTTGCAATCATTTGTTTAATTTCTTCAACAAAAGGATTTGCAGATAATGCTTTAAGTAAAGCTTCGATAGCAAGTTTTATTTTACTAATTATACCTGAAATCTTTGACTTTAAGGCACCAATATCTTTATTAAGTTCATTGACAATATCACACACATGAATCCTAGACTCATTAGCTTTTTGTATTCCAGTATTCTTAATATCACCTAGTGCTAATGCTGGTGTTGATAGTAAGGTGCTTCCAACATATAGGGGCTTTGGTGGATTAACTTCAACAACATTGCCGTTCTGGTCTGTTTGGGTTTTAGCTATAGTTAAACTCATTTATTGTCCTTTCTTGATTCCAGGTAAAACACCCATCATAATAGGAGCTTGGCCACTTTCTGAATCTATGAAAAAACCTACTACCCAATCACCAACAGATGGTACTGAAAAAGTTTTGGAGGCATTGAAAGCAATCATTGGATGTGCCCATGGTAAGTCTTTAGTTTGTATTGTATCACCATACCAACCAAATATACGAACCTGACAACGACCAAGTCCCAAAGGATCTACTCTATTTTCAATTTCACCGACCCACCAGACAAAACCATTGAGTCCAGCAAAATTATTTACAACTTTAGACATTATTAAATCACTCCAACTTCGGCTTTAGTTAGGCCTTTTACAGTATTTTGCCAAATAGGTGAATTATTATCTGGTGAAGCATATGGTGTTGGTACACTTTCTTTTGCCAATTCTAATACAGTTATATATCTGTTAGTTATTATATGTCTAACTGCTGTTACCAAATAATTACCAGAATAAAAAGAGTCTGGTGAATTATTATTTGGATTATTTGACTTTAAAGAAAAACCAACAACCATACCAACAGTCAAAGCAGAATCTCCAGGTACAGATATTTTCAATCTTGTATAATTGGATAATGACATTTGAGCCGTTCTATACGGAATGTATGTCTCAGCATATATGTTATGTGCTACAGCACCTGGAAATTGTTTAATATAATTAGAAGAATCTTGACTAAAATTTGAAAAAATCAACTTTACTACAGCTTGTGGTGTTTGATTCAATTGATCTTTTTTTCTATTTGTATATTGATTTGTAATTGGATTTTTGTTTAACTTCACAACATTTGCATCTGATTGATATGCACCATAATCAAAATTGGTGACCTTTCTAGTTCTTGTTAAAATGTCTACCGATATGAGTTGGTTTGCAAATATACCAGAGTTTATAGCGCCCAATGTATCAAATGAATTTAAAAATTCATATGTTAAAACATTGAATTCGTCAGAATTTAAATTGGATGGATCTGTATTTTTTGGATTATATGAATAATTATGATAAACAGGATTTTTCATTAAAGACTGTAATGATCTAAAATTAAATCCATACTTATCTTCATAAAAAACCATATCCGAACCTAATATACCCGATGCTGGCCTTGCATAATTAGACATCCAATTTATGGCATCAAAAGGTTTAATAGTTGGAATTACAAAATCATAAGATCCATAAGTTTGTTCTATATTTGCTATTTTTTGAGGTGATATATTGAGTTGATTTAAAAGAATATCTAACACATTTTTATAAATTTCTGTATTTGGATAAGCCTTAGAAATTTTGTATTGTTCATTCAATAACATTTCTTCCGAACAAAAATACAAAGCATACGACATTGTATACATGTTGTTTTCTTGTTTTCTGGTGTCCATCTTATAAATTCTGAACACCTTATCAATTTGAGTCGAAATGTTTCCACCAACACTAAATGTCATTCTGAGAAATTCATTACCATTTAAGTGTAGTGTCTCAATAAAGTTGGCCGATTCAGATACCATTAAGTAACCTGAAGCCGTGTTATTAAACAAGTCTTCATGATATGATAATTCAACCATGATATTTTTAAAATCCCATGTACCTGCAGGCGTCAGCAAAGTCAAATTAGATATCGAATAGTCTTGCGGATACCTTATTGCTGGCGGTAACGGTACACTTGGATTTACACTATTGTCAGCCACTTTTATTTTCCAATCAACGAATAAAATTCGGATTCTATTTGTGATGTATAGATGGAATTAATTAAACTGATGGATCTTTTTGATTCATTTAATTTAAATTCATAGTCATATATACTAACAACACCAACAGATATGGTTTGTGTTATTGTGTTATTATCTGAAAATGTTTTAACAGTTACACCCGTTTCTGTTGAATTATATGAAGCTTCATCAATAACAATTGTATTTGTTGTTTTCTTTAAAGAAAAACTATCCACAGTTTCAATTGTCTTTGTATACTCATAAACTGTACCTTGAGTATAAGTATTAACAAGAGGTATTGATGGTTTTCCCGTATTTGGATCAATTGGACTACCTGCAGCCACAAAATATTTGTTTGCAATATACTCGTCAAATGTTTTAGAATCCAAAGGCCATTCCCATTGTGGGTCCGTTACATTGCTTGAAAATAATGGTATCCAGTATCTATATGAATCTCCATAATATTTGTTAGCAACAATATCTGGAGTATCACCATCTTGCAGGTCATAAGTATAAAATGATAATGGATCAGTAGCAGGTGTCGGTGTAAAAGACACACGTTTCATAATATTAGTAAGAACAATACCGTTATTGTTATAATCGGTAGTCAATACTTTTGGAAAAGAATGAAAATAGAACATTATCTTAATGTATTTGAATGGTTGTTGAGAGTACCGATTTTGGATCTGTCGAGAGCCTGTATCTCTTTGAAAGATAAATTTAGAGTCGTTTGAACAGGTGCACCAGAATCAAAAGCAGCCCAACCGTTTGGTGCATAATTAACCTCAACATCAGTCAAAGCACAATCTCCATATCTTGGTAAATATTTATTGTCTGCACCATTAATTAAAAAATCAACATTGAAGATAGCTGGCGGAACCAAATACATACTGTCCGTTGATGTTTGGCCAACACTCTGTAATGATGGCAAAGAATAATTTTTAAACATCCAAATAATTTTATCAATTGTTTCTGAATCACCAGATGTTCTAGGAGTAAATACAAATGATAAACTAAAAGTTCTTAACGTGATACTTTGATAAATCATTTGCATTTGTGGATTGATTGCAAATCCTTGACCTTTTAACAATAAGTCTCCAGTTTGACCTAATCCCAAACCTTTAGACATCGCTTTTGATAACAGATCAATTGATGCTGGATCTGTAGAAGCAATATTGGCCAGAGTTTTTAATCCACCACCACCATAATCAGCTGCAGCCAATTTTCCAGCAATTTGATTGAATTGCCGAATCGTTTGTAATTTTCCAGTATCAGCAGTTAACGACAACTCCGAATAATTTGAATTATAAGAAGCTGTCAATGAGTCAGGCATGTATAATGATATAATACCAACACTTTTAGTTCTTTTGGGTGATATGGTTAAACTAGGTTCTAATTTAATTCCTATATTTTTTTGAATAAACTCATTTACATTATTCGCTACATTAGAAACAGTTGAAGATAGACCGGGTATTGCATTATCTCCAGCTTTGAGTAATCTGTCTGCTCCAGCTTGATAACCTTCAGTACCTATTTTTGTACCTTCAACAGCCGTACCGTTTTTAACTTCAAATCCAGCTGGAATAATTTCACTTATACCAAATTTGACATAGTGTGATTTTGTAGCATCGGTTGCCAAATCTCTTGGATAATTAAATGTGGAAACACCAGGACCGCCATATAAAGTTGAAAGTGGACCTCTAGCTATATTACCTAGTTGACCAGGTAATGATACACCAGCAATTGATGTTGGAATTGAAACGATGGCCATTAATTTCTTCTATAAAAATTGATATACATACTATTTATGGCATATTCTGGAAGATTCACACCAACTAATCCTCAAAAGTATATTGGGGACTATCGAAACATCATCTATCGCTCATCATGGGAATGTAGAGTGATGGATTGGCTCGACCGTAATGACTCTGTGGTATCTTGGGCTTCAGAAGAATTGATTGTACCTTACATGTCACCAGTTGACAATAGATGGCACCGA